AACTCATATGCCTCATCGTATAGGTCTCTAAAATCCTCTTTCTTACGCAACGCTATGTCGTGGCGCTTGAGGATGTCCTCTGGTTTTAATCTCATCATTTCAGCCATTATTCAATCTCCGAATCCATTAACATTACTCTGCCTTTTAATCTTCCTGACTTTTCTAATCTCTCGTAGTCTTCTTTTGTTATGCCAACTTCATCTGGATTTCTTCCAGTAGCTTTCATAAAATATTCTTTCCATGCTGTTGGGTGGCTTTCAGATTTCAACATCTTTCCACCCTCATCAGACGATGGCCAATGGAATTTATTTTTATCGTATGGGTCTCTTTCTGGTCTAATGCCAGCCTTCCAAGCAGCTCGATAGTCGTAATCTGCTGTATCTAGGTCTGGAGCCTCATCATATTCTTTGACGTACTCTTTAAACCATTCAGTACCTTTTATCCAAGATAGAAATGATTTTTCTTCAGCTGGAGATAATTCTGTCATTTCAGCCATATCAATCCTTTTTGTGTCTATTTGCAAAGTTACGAGCTGCCTCTTTGCTACCGAATCCCCACGCTTGCAACGCTTTCTTTAATCGAGTTGGTCTGCCTTTCTCATCTACTAAAGGCCCAGCCATACCACCAAAGCGAGCAGCAAAAGATACCCTTCTTGGGTTGGTTCCACCCTTAATTGGGGCTTGTAGGTTGCCACCTTCTTTGCGCTCAAAGTATTTGCGCCCAGCCTCGTTAAGCCCACCACTTGGGTTCTGATGTTTTTTTAATGTCATTCGTACCAATCTATACGCATCTCAGCCATCTGAGAGCTGCTGTTTACATTCGTTAAACGAAACAGATATGTTGTCAACGGCTTTAAAATAAATTCAAAACTAGTTCCCCTGCCACCAGCTCCACTTCTATTTCCTTGACCTTCTGCGCTAGTAATAAGTTCAGAATAAAACTCTGTGCCTACTGCGGTTACAGTTGGATTTAATACCGCAGCTGCTTGGCTTGCTGTAGTAATTACTCGATTACGGCGATGCAAAGTCATTGCTGTGCCACCGCTAGTTGTAGAGCTTTCGTAGGCATAAATTTCAGCCTCTCCACCACATTGATAATCAACAAACGCGTGAGCCTCTAGTCCAGCTGGCCACGCAATAGCAATGTTAATGCTTGAGCCAACTGCCAATCTACCATTATCTGGATGTGTTTTATACACATAATACGCACGACCCTCATGCAACCGCAGATGGTTTACATCTACAGTCGGGAATGGTCTATCCGAACTCGCAAGAGTCTGTACGTTGTCTTTATCAACATAGCTAGGTGATACATGACGAGACTTTGTAGAGAGTGACTCACGCTCAACTGTAATCGGCATTATTTCTTCTTAGGCTTCATTGCAGTCTTAGCGGCTTTAACAAATGCAGCATCAGTTGGTGCGCCAGGAGAGCCAGGCTTACGCATCTTCTCCTTAGATCCCGCCTCAATCCGCTCACGTTTTTTATGGATATTGGCATAGAGGCCAGCTTTCATATTAATACCCTCCCGCTTTACGGCCTTCAGACATAGCAATCGCTTTTGCCTGAGCTGGTGTTTTTACTTTCTGACCAGAGCTTGACTTGAGCTTTCCTTTAGAATACTCACGCATTACTTTGGCTACTTTGGCTTGCATCTTATCTGTATCTGGCATGATTGTCCTTTATAGGCTTTGGTTAGAGCCGAGGGTTTCTTTCATCCCCATCTCTGGATTTAAACGTGCATCCGACAAGAGCTGACGGCCTCTACGTCTTGCGCCACGCATCTTTGCGCCAGCCTCTTCTTGTGCTTGTGTTGCTTTCTCAACACCAGCAACTGGTTCTGGTATTTTCTCAGGCTCTGGAACCTTTGGACTACCACCGCCACCACCACCGCCTCCAAATAATCCACCCATGATTAGCTCACTTTCATATCGTTAGAGCCAAGCTTTTGGATGCCTGTCTCTGGGGTTAAACGTGTATCCGATAACAACATTCGGCTACCACCTCGTAATCGTGCTTTAGCACGAGCTGCGTTTTGCTCGGCTAGTTCGCGCTTTTCTTCTTCAGCTTGCGCCCGAATGCGAGCCGTTTCTTCTTTAGTCTCATCAGCTGCTCGTTGAGCGCCACTAGTATCTGGAGATCCACCAAATAATCCACCCATTTAATACCTCGTCATTAGTAAGTAATCCACCTTGTCAGGGCCATACATCCTTAAAATCGCTTCGGTCTCAAACCTTAATGCTTGCGCATAACGTATTGCCCGAATATCGTCAGTTCTAACAGTTATTTGCAGTCTGTGCAAGTGGAGATATCGGATTGCGATATCTACAAAGGTTCTGCCACATCTAAGCATAGATGTTGGGTGTTCTCTAGCCTGATTATCAAAGATGCTCCACATCTCGCCAACTCCACCCCAAAACAAAACAACCCCAAAGATGGCTACCGGTTTATTGCGATAGAACGCAGTAACCGCTGTGCCGAGTGTTGCTTGGCTATGTATCATGGATCTGAGGTCATAGCCTCTAGCTACCGCTAACAACTCTGGCTGAGTAGTATCGAGCTGGTCAAAGTGGTCAATCACGAATGGTAGATAGAACACCCCTCTCTTGGGATGCATCTCCTCATTCAATACCTCATAAGGTATGGTTACTTTCATCTTGAGAATATATCAAAGTCGCTATTGGCCACAGTCTGGGCTACAAAAGTTTTTGATGAGGCATCTCCTGGGCGGGTCATGCGCTTGTATTCACCGCCTCCTAGCAAGAGATATCCAAAGGCATCACCAACGTGGGAGTGTTCGTTTTTGTTTGGGGTATCCCTAAACCGCTCCTGACCAGAGCCTACCGATACCCGCTTGAAATGGTATCCACCAGCTAGAGACTTACGCAATAGCTTGCACTTGGTGTCAACTATCAGCCCCGGCTTGCCGTTAATAAGACGTTGCATGGGCGCGGCAGCTGACTCTCTACGAACTTTAAAATCATTCGAGGGTGTTGGTTGTGCCTTGAGACCTAAAGTTCTGAGGAAGTCAAAAGCTGTTACCTCATAGATGGCATCCCGCGCCATACCAGCTGGATCGCCCCATACCAACACTTGCATACCTGGGTACTTTGCGTTGATTTCAGCAATGAGCTGGTGGCCAAAGCGCTCCAATCCCATGTCAAAGGTAACAATCTCATCAATCACTTGCCACCTACCGCTAGGTAGCCTCTGCCCAATCACCGCAGCTGGGGTTAAACCAAAGTCAAGACCAATCTGGATCGGCACAGAGTTGTCTAAAATAGTCTCTCCAGACATGAGGTTATCGTCATATTCATGCCAAACCGATCTACCCTCTTGGACGTAGGTATATTTGCCTTCGGCATAGCAACGAATCCAATCAATGTTTTTGCCTAAGAGCATCTGTTGATAGTAGCCAGCCGGTAGATTGGCTACGTTTTCAGCCTTCTTGTTTAATTGCCACCACTTACCCGCTGAGAAGATGCAGTCATTAGCCTCTGGATTCTCTGGGAGGTCATCTTTTGCAACTTCAATAACACCGCCAGGCTGCTTGTAAAACTTCCAAGCGTATGGGCCTGTCATCTTTTCTTTCTCGGCCATCCTAAACCACCAATGGTCATCATCCATGGGGTTGGTATCCATCCAAATGCCATGCCAACTAGCGCCACCATCTCGCTTGGTAGGGTATCTACCTACTCGGTGGGTAAGGCCATCGATTACAGCCTTGGGCAACTCTCGTGCCTCGTTAACCCATGCCCCTGTTAGCTCTAGGGATAGTAGCTTTCTAACGTCTTTAGGCTGGTCAAGCGCTAAGAAGATTACCTCGCAGTCAATACCAGCGGCATCGTCTCTAGCCGGTAGTCGGATGTGGTGGGTAATCGGTGGGGTATAGAGCATTGGCCCAAAAGTATTCTCTGGGAATAGGTCTTGCCAAGTCTTTATCGTAGTTGTCTTGAGTTCGGGGTAGCTATTGCGTACAATGACAAAACGGGTATATCGGACACCATCGATAGGGGAGGGCTTTTGCTGAATTGCCCGAATGAACACCTCGGCAGCACACGCATAGGACTTGCCCGATCCTACTGGCCCCATCATTCCACGCACAAACGCATTGCTTGTTAAGAACTTATAAACCTCTGGAGACTTGGAGAAATCAAGACTGATACCAGTTGATGGTATCTGCTTGCTTGACATCTCTTTTGTTCTAGCCATTGATTTTTAACGCTTTTCAGTTAATATTAGCTAACTTTACCATTATAAGGTATGTCATGGCTAAAAAAGTGTGTACCGATGAAGAGTTTATAACCATCTGGCGAGAGCATCAATCTCCTGACAAAGTTGGCAAGGCTATAGGACTTAGCACTCGCAATACGTTAAAAAGACGTAGAACAATAGAAGATACGCATGGCATTGTTTTGGATGCTTTAAAACCTAATGGGATGCCTAAGATTTACATTCCCGATGAGCAGATGCAAGCCAACATCACTATTGACAATGGCACAATCCTAGTTGGCTCCGATTGCCACTACAACCCAGAATACGTTACGACAGCTCACCGCGGGTTTGTTGAATTTGTAAAGTATCTGAAACCAAAGATTGTCATTCTCAATGGGGATATCGCAGACTTCGCTAGTATTTCACAACATCATCGCATTGGCTGGAATAAAGGCCCAACAGTTAAAGAAGAACTTGACGAGATTCAAGAAAGACTCGGAGATATTGAAAAGGTAAGGCCAGCTGGCTGCAAGTTAATGATTACGATTGGTAACCATGACCTACGATTCTCAGGCAAGCTATCTAACATTCTCCCTCAGTACGAGGGCATCAAGGGTTTTGATATTGCAGACCACACAATCCATTGGAAATGGTACTGGTCAATCATGGTCAATCAGACTTGCATGATTAAACACCGGTGGCACAACGGCATTCATGCGGTCTACAACAACACCATCAAATCGGGTACGAGTTTCGTCTCGGGTCATCTACATTCTCTCAAGATAACTCCCTGGACAGACTACACCGGCACACGCTATGGAGTTGACACCGGCACCATGGCCTGTGTTAAGGACAACCAGTTTGCGTATACAGAAAACAACCCAGTCAACTGGAGAGCTGGTTTCGCAGTATTGACCTTTATCAACGGCAAGCTCATGCCACCAGAGCTGGCAGAGGTTGTTAACGAGGATGAGGGTCTAATCTACTTCCGCGGTCAACTACTAAAGGTATGATCCAGCTGACATCCACCATTCTCAAGAATATGTACACCATGCTTGTGGTGTGTAAACCCTTTGATAATTGGAATATGCCTTTACCAGAGCAGATCAAGTTTATTGTAGATCACGATCCGGATACGATGGGAACCTACCTCTACGATGATGGGGGCAAGCATGAACACGTCATTACTATCTCGGCTGCTCGTTGTGGCTGGCTCGAAACAAGTATTCGTACTATGGCGCACGAGATGATTCACGCTAGTCGGTGGAATACCTCAACAGCTGCTTGGCAGAAACACGATAAGACCTTCCGGCATCGCGCCAAGATGGTAGCGGATGAGCTAGGCTTTGATCCACTAGAGCTTTAATATACTTATAGGTATTGAAAGATAACTTTAATATAACTTTAAGGTTATAAAAATGTTACGTTATGTATACATATGGTAACGATTATGTACAAAATGTTGCACATTTTTAACAAATATCTTACTTAGTGGCCAATATGTAAAGCCCTACATTGCTAAACGCATAGCCACTATATACCACCGCCATAGGCACATTACCCTTTAGTCCTTGCTCTACAGCTATGTAGCCATAGATCAGGCCTGTAACAATAATCAACCAAGAACTCACCTATTGGCTTTTCTCAACGCAATATGCTTTTGTAGGATGTGCCAGAACTCAGACTTGATAATCATCTTTTCCCCTTGTGCATGAAACTTTAATAAAACATTAATCACCGGCCCAGCGTACACCAGTTCTGTTTAATCTCAGGTTAATGCTGGATTCCATATCGTTAGCCAGGCGGCACAGCTTGTGGCTATCGGACTCTTCATCTTCGGTTGAGATAAATCCAGCAAATGGAACTGGCTCTGTATTGGCACAATGGTGGATCTCATCAATTGGCAACGGCTCGCCACAATGGTCGCAGCTGTGGCGCATCGCCTCTTCTCTATCGTCAGTTGTAAACGTGGTCATCACATTCTCCTCAGTTAATAGCGATATCGCTATAGGAGACATTCTTTCTGAAAAAAATAGAA